CAATTGTCGCCATCGCAATGCTCTCCCTTTAATCAATCGCAATTAATGGGAGTTGACATCAAGCCCCGCTTCGGCGGGGTTTTTTTATCACAAGAACGACAGCCCTTTTTTTTAATTTAATTTTGCATTATATGAAAATTAAAGGAGGGCCGCATCATGGCGAAAAAAACAACCAAGAAACAACCAGCCAAAAAATCTGTCGGTAGGCCAAAGTTTGAAATCACAGAAGAGGTTCTTGCAAGCACAGAAACGCTTATGGCAAAGGGACTGACAAAAGAACAGTGCGCTGGAATGCTGGGCATTTCAGTCTCCACCTTCATGCTTCATCAGGCAGAAAATTCGGAATTTTCGGACGCCATAAAAAGGGGCGAGGCAATGGGGATCGACGCCGTGACCAACGCGCTCTTCGAAAATGCCACCGTCAAAAAAGATAATACCGCCATCATATTCTATTTGAAGAACCGCGCAGGCTGGGTGGATAAATCAGAAACAAAAATTCAAGAGGAAAAAACAATAACCCTCGACCTCACAAGGATTGGTATAAATGAACTCAGCGCAATTGAACGAGCTTTTGAGCAATCTCACATTGGAGCAAGTCAGGGCCGAAAAATACCGACGATCATTGAGGGAGTTTACGAAAGCCGCTTGGCCGACGATTGAACCGGGCGTAGATTTCAAAAACAATTGGCACATAGATGCCATCAGTGATCACCTCCAAGCCGTGGCCGAAGGCGACATCAAGCGCCTGATCATCAACGTGCCGCCACGCCACATGAAATCAATTAGCGTGGCCGTGGCGCTGCCTGCGTGGACTTGGGCAACACAACCATCCAAGAAGTTTCTCTATGCGTCCTATGCAGCCTCCCTGTCGATCAGGGATAGCACCAAGTGCCGAAGGCTGATCGATAGCCCGTGGTACAAGGCGCACTTCGGTGACAAGTTTAAGCTGACCGACGATCAAAACCAGAAGCAGCGGTTTGAGAATGATCACACAGGCTATAGGATCGCCACCAGTGTTGGCGGCGCTTTGACCGGAGACGGGGGAGACGTTATCTGCATTGATGACCCCCACAATTCGATAGAAGCCGACAGCAGCGCCGTCAGGGAGGGTGTGCTGGAGTGGTGGGATCAGGCCATGCAGACGCGCCTTAACGATCCAAAGACGGGCGCGTTTGTCATCATCATGCAAAGACTGCACGAACAAGACCTCACGGGCCATATACTCGCAAATGAGCTAGGCAATGAGTGGGATCACCTGTGCCTTCCTGCCAGATATGAGATCGGCCATCCCACGCCCAACAGATCAACTCTTGGCTTCACAGACCCCCGCACAGAAGAGGGGGAGCTTCTGTGGCCCGATAGGATGGACGAGAAGACCCTGACTACCCTAGAGCGGTCTCTCGGCTCCTACGCAGCCGCAGGGCAGCTACAGCAGCGGCCAAGCCCCAAGGGCGGTGGAATATTGAAGTCAAGCTGGTGGGTGCCGTGGGAAAAGGAAAATTTACCCGACAATATCGAATATGTAATTCAATCTTGGGACACAGCCTTTGAAACAAAGGAAAGCTCCAGCTTCAGCGCCAGAACAACGTGGGGCGTGTTTAAGCATCAAGGATACGACTGCGCCATCGTGCTAGAGGCGTGGTACGATAAAGTTAACTACCCACAGCTACGCAAGCTGGCACAGGAGGCATACGATGACTGGGAGCCAGACGCAGTTTTGATAGAGAAGAAGGCTTCGGGAAGCAGCTTGCTGCATGATTTGAGGCAGGCAGGAGTGCCAGTGCTGGCGTACAGCCCAGACCGTGACAAAGAAGCTCGCGCACACGCCGCATCTGCCCTGCTGGAAGACGGCAGAATATTCTATCCCAAGCGCAAATGGGCCGAAGATTTGATCTCAATATGTGCCGCCTTCCCCGCTCACCCAAATGATGATATCGTTGACACTTGCACCCAAGCATGGCTAAGACTGAGAAAAGGATGGTTCTTAGGCCACACTGAAGACCCCGACGAGGACGATTATCAAGAACCGCAAAGGATAACTTTATATGGCTGATCCAAATGTAATCCCGTTTGCCGAAGGCGCACCCGCCGATGACCTGATGGTAGAGACCCTTCCAGACGGTGACGTGCTAATCGGTGATCCAGAGCTTGACGTAATCGAAGAAAGCGACAGCGGTTTCGACGCAAATCTTGCAGAAGAGATCGACGCACGGGAGCTATCGGCAAAAGGCGCAGAGCTTGTATCGTATTACGAAAACGATGAAGCGGCCAGAGACGAGTGGAAAACACGCTACAAGGCAGGGTTGCGTACCTTAGACCCAGACGGAGGCTTAGATGAAAGCGAAGACGAGAGGGCCACCCGTGGCCTGTCTATCGTTGTTCACCCCCTAATCGCAGAAGCGGCAACGCAATTCAATGCCAAGGCCATTGCAGAACTTTACCCGTCAGGTGGCCCAATCAAGACGGTCATCATTGGTCAGCCAGACGAGGAAATCGAAGAACAGGGCCGCAGGGTCAGAGAATTTATGAATTATCAGATCACAGAGGAAATGCCCGAATACTTTCCCGATCTGGATCAAATGCTGTTTCACCTACCGCTGGTCGGCCAGACGTTCAAAAAGGTTTGGTGGGACGTAAACCTCGACAGGCAATGCAGCCAGTTCGTCAAGGCAGAAGACTTTTGCGTGGCTCCAGAGAGCAAAGACCTCTACACATCCCCACGCTATACTCACCTCATCAGAATGCCGAAGAACGACTACAATCGCTATGTTCAAAACGGCTACTACCTCCAGACCAGCGATGCAGGCAGCGATGATGTCGATCCAGCCGACAGCGTTATTGGCGAAATCGAAGGCGTTGATGAATACGACGATAGCAACGATGACATAATCACACTGCTGGAGATGCACGTCTATGATTTGTTCGACGGCATTGATGGCGAAGAAATGGATGAAGAGGATGAGGACGATAATGCTGTCGCCCTGCCCTATGTCATTACCATTGATTACGACAATCAAAAGATCGTGTCGGTCAGGCGCAATTGGCGCGAAGACGATGAAATGAAAAAACGCCGTGACTGGTTTGTGAGCTACAAGTTCTTGCCGGGTTTAGGATTTTACGGCTTTGGCCTATATCACATGATCGGTGGGTTGGGCAAAGCGGCGACAGGATCGCTTCGCGCTCTGCTCGACAGTGCCGCATTCAGCAATATGCAGGGTGGGTTCAAGTTGCGTGGCCGTGTTACTGGCGGCGATGTGCAAGTTAACCCCGGTGAATTTGTCGATCTCGACAGCACCGTCGATGACGTTAACAAAGCCATAATGCCACTGCCGTTTAAGGAGCCGTCAGGGTCGCTGTTTAATTTGCTGGGCTTTATGGTCGATGCAGGCCAACGCTTTGCATCCACAGCCGATCTTAATGTCGGTGACGTAAATCCCAACGCCCCAGTGGGATCGACGGTTGCCTTAATTGAGCAGGGATCGAAGGCGTTCAGCGCAATTCACAAGCGCTTGCACTACTCGCAGGGCCAAGAATTTAAACTCTTATCAAATCTAAACGCAGAAAATCTGCCAGAAGAGTTTACCTTCTCACGCGCTGGAGCAGCCGAAACGGTCTATGCCGCCGACTTTGATGACCGCATTGACATCGTGCCTGTGTCCGACCCCAACATCTTTAGCACCGCCCAGCGTATCGCGCAGGCACAGGCCGTGCTGCAAATGGCGCAGGCCGCACCGCAACTGCATGATATGTACGAGGCGTACAAGCGGATGTACGAGGCGATCCGCATTCAGAACATCGATGAAATATTAAAAAAGCCAGAAGAAGCCGTCCAGATGGACTGCATCGATGAAAATATGAGCGTGATGTATGGCAAGCCAATCCGCGCCTTCATTGAGCAAGACCATGAGGCGCACATCGCGGTGCATATGCAGTTTCTGCAAGACCCATCTTTGGCTGGCAACCCCGGCGCTAAAACCATGCAGCCGATCTTAATTGCACACATCGCAGAGCATATTGCGCTGCTGTATCGCCTGAGAATGCAGGCCAGTGTGGCAATGCCACTGCCGCCACTGCCCGACTTTAAAGACCCCAACTTTAAGTTTGAGGACGTTGATCCAGAGCAAGATCGCTTAATTAGCCAACGGGCCGCAGAAGTGGTCAGGGCCGCACCCCAGATGAAGCAGATCGAAGCGATCAGGGGCGTTGGTCAGCAGGGTCAAGGTCAGGGCAATCCATTGGAATACGCGCAGCAGTTGGCAAAGTTGGAGACCGAAGCCCTCACGGCCAGAACACAGGCGCAAATTGCTGCCGATCAGGCCAAGGCTCAGTCCAACATTCAGATCAAGCAGGCAGAGGCCAAGCAGGATATGCAGATCGAAATGGCAAAGGCGCAAGCCGACTTGCAGGCGAAGGTCACAAAGCTGGAGGCCGAATTGCAGCTTGAGCGGGAGAAGAACGCAGCAAAACTAGAAATGGAGGCAATGAAGAATGTACCCCCCACGATATAATTTGCCCCCCATAAATCCTGCCGCCTTCGGCGGTTTGCCGAAAGAGCAAGCGCAGGGTGCGCGGCCCCCGCCCTCCTCCCAAGGTGGGGGTCAGCAGCCCATAGACATGAATAAATATTTAATGAATAAAGTAGCTGAGATTCGACAGCGCATGGGCGCTGGTGATATGGGTGCCTTGACGGCGATATCGGACGCCGCACAGGTTCCAGTACAGCAGCCCCCTATGCAGGGGCCACCTCAAAGACAGGGAATGGCGTGATGGATGAAAAACAGGGCGCGTTTGCAGATTTAGATTTTAAAGATAAATTTGATGATTTTGATTTGCCTGTTTCTGGCAACATTAATATTGACGGCACCTCAAATGAACCACGTTCTGAATTGGATTTATACAGAACATTTGATGGCAGGATGGGCAGCATTAAACCCTCAATCGGCTACACTATTGAAGAAACAAAATCCAGAGATGGCATGGCTGACGTTAGAAACAAGGCCAGAACTGTGCGTCTTGGTCTGGATGGATCGACCACATTGGGGCCAGTAGATTTAAGCGGAAACGTCATGGGCAGCAGAACCATGCAGGACAAAACCTATACGTTTCCCTTTGCCACTTTCACGCAGGAAAGCTCCAGCACATTTTCAAAATTAGGTGCAGCGGCAAAGATGGGCGCGTTTGATTTTGAAATTAACAGGCAAAAATCAAGCGGCATGGAGCCAGTATATTCTGGATCGATTGGCATGAATATTGGAGATGGTGGTCGCATTAGCTACTCTGACAGCAGCACTGGCGAACCAAGAATTGACGCCAGATATCGAATGGAGTTTTAGATATGTGTTTTGACGGTTCAAGCGAAGATGGCGGCAGCGAAAATGATGGATACATTAGTTTTGCAGATATGTTTGACGGCGGTGGGCCGGGTCGATCTGGCGCACGATTTAGTGGCGCAGGCGTAGGTGCTTTAGATCAAAACAAAGATAATTACATTTCTGAAGCCGAATATCTCTCAGGAGAACAACATTCTATATCCAATAAAAAGCGCGGTATTTCTGGCCCTGATGATGGGCCTATTGGTTATGCATATGATAATCGTGATAATTTTATCAGTGGCATAAGCAATTCCTTCGGCGCACTGCCACGGGGATCGATACGTCAAGAGGCTGCATTAGGTCCAGAATATGGATCACCAATAGAGACAAAAAATATGGCTAGGTTCTTGCAGGGATTTGCTGGCGATGCCAGAGACATGGCTATGGCTCCAGTTCGTGCGTACAGAGGCGAGGGCGCACTGCCCGATCCTGTTGGTACACCAGAACAACAGGCAAGAAGTTTTGACAGCATCTTTAACAAAGGCTCTTCTGATTTCAATAATTTACCAGAGGCTCAACGAAACGCTATCATACGAGGTACACGGTCTTTAAATCCACGGGCCGTGTCGATGCCTGCGCCTGCGCCTGTGGCTGTGCCTGAGACTTTTTATTATGACGATGACCCATATTCAGATCAAAAAACTAATGCGAACTTAAAAGACAAAGTTGTTTTTAAAGACGGGATGTATAATTTTTATGAAAATGGTCAGTTAATTAGACAAATAACTGAGCAAGAATATAATCAAATGTTAATGAACCCGTATAGAACTGCATAGGAGACCGACATGAACACCGACCTTGAACTAATTAGAAACTATACAAACGCTCTGGTCACGGCTGGTATTGATGCATCTCAAATATCTGACGGTGTTTTAGAAGTTGTTAGTCAGGCGAGACAAAAGTTTCAGCAAGCGCAAGAGCAAGGCATTCCCTGTGAGAATTTACAGATTTTGCCCGAAGACCAACGCGCAGCAATGCAAGACGTATTAAACCAAATGGAACGATCTATGGCAGCTTCTAATGCGCCAAGGGGCCGTCCAGACTTTGGCACAGGCACACCACCTGATATGTCCTTGCCGCAGACAATCCCAACGCAGTGGGAGCCGTCAATGACGCAATCCGACATGGATCGCGCAATGGCAAATAATAAACTGGCTGATGAAATGGCACCAAACTACGCACTGCCAACATCGCTACGGCCAAAGATGCGCCCAGCAAATCTAGGCACAATGGGACAGACGCGCCCACAAATGCGACCATAAAGGAGGCCGACATGGCACAGGTAGAAGTCGAAAACATGGAAGAAAATGCAGACCT